GCATAAATTTTATAAAATAAACGTTATAAGGAATTTAAAATATGGCAAATACTACATCAGCTAATCTAAAATTAACTGTACAAGCAACTGGAGAAAACTCAGGAACTTGGGGACAGATTACAAATACAAATTTATTAATTCTTGAACAAGCTATTGGTGGTTATTCTGGTTTAACAGTTAATAACACTTTAGGAAATACTTTAACATTTACAAACGGTGCTTTATCAAATGGTAAAGATCAAGTAATTAAATTAACAGGAACATTAGCTGCAAACGTTAATGTTGTAGTTCCAGATTCAGTTGAAAAAACATACATCATTCATGATGGCTGTGATCACGCAGGTTTTACTTTAACTTTTAAAACTAGTTCAGGTACAGGTGTAGATTTATGTGAAGGTCATAAATATGTTTTATATTCAGATGGCACTAATATTGAATTAGGTTCTGAACAAAAAGTATGGAGAGCAATTACTGCTGCTGAAACTGTTCAACCAGGTGCACAAATTTTAGCAAACACTAATGGTGGATCATTTACTTTAACTTTACCTGCATCACCAACTGCAGGACAAGAAGTATCTGTAATTGACCAAGGATATGATTTTAATGTTAATGCATTAACTGTCGGAAGAAATGGTTCAAATATAGTAAACAGCGCCGCAGATCTTACTGTAAGTACACAAGGAGCTGGTTTTACATTAGTTTATTCAGGAGACGCAACTACGGGTTGGACTTTCAAGGAGAAATAATAAATGGCAACATATGAAGCTTCAAAATATGATTTTTCAGCGGGTGCCATTACTGGAATCCAAGCACTTATTACAGGAACAATTATTCCTTGGAGTAGTTCATCAATTCCTTCAGGTTACTTAGAATGCGCAGGTGCGGCAGTATCTAGAACAACTTACGCAGATTTATTTGCTGCAATTGGAACAACATACGGATCAGGTAATGGTTCTACGACTTTTAATGTTCCCGATTTAAGAGACAAAGTTGTTAAATGTGTAAGTAATAACCAAAACGCAGGGACTACTGGAGGAGGAAATACAGCAACTCCTAATTCCCACAGTTATGGAAATACCTCTTTATCTAATAACACAATTCCGTCACACAATCACAACAAAGGAAGTATTGGAACTCCTGGAAATTATAGTATGACTGCTGGAGGTGGAAACAGAGCAACACGACTTTCAAACATAAATACTAATTCTACAGGATCAGGATCCGCTCATAATCATTCAGTTAACACAGGGAGTTTATCTAGTACACTGCAGCCCTACATTGCAGTTATCTATTTAATTAAAACATAATTATGTCATACGAATCAGCAAGATATGCATTTGATGGAACTAATTTATCTGATCTACCTAAGGTAGATACAGGTTCGATTATACCTTGGCCAACAACTTCTGCTCCTTCAGGTTATCTAGCATGTGCTGGCAGTGCAGTTTCAAGAACAACTTATTCTGATTTATTTGCAGTTATAGGAACAACATACGGATCAGGTAATGGTTCTACGACTTTTAATGTTCCTAACATGACAAGCAGAATACCTGTAGGTAAATCTAATACAAAAGCTTTAGCCTCTACAGGAGGAGCTAATACTGCTAATTTAAATAGTGTAAGTATTAATAATACAACTATTAGTAATACTACAATGGCCGCTCATTCACACGCTTCAAGAGTGGGAGGATCTAATAGAAATACGGGAAATAATGGTAACTTATGCCCTACAAATGAACGTAATAGTGCTAATAATGCTGGAGGGAGTGGTTCTCATAATCACGCAACAAATGCAGCTTCAGCCTCGACAGTGCAACCATATATTGATATAAACTACGTAATAAAAACTTAAGGAGTAAAAAAAAATGACAAAAGTATCGGTAATTATTGAAGATAGAACAATTGTAGTTGATAATGAAGGTTTTCATTTATCAGGTAATGAACCTTGTTGGAACGGAATAGACCCTGATATAAGAGCTTTTCAATACGATTCAAATGATTCAAATCAATGTTCAATTGAACAATCACAAGAAAATATTCCTTGCACTTTGTCAGATGTTCAAGTTTTTATTGACGCTCATGCTGCGGAAAAAGCTAGAATCCAACAAGTAGAAGATGATTTTCAAAATTCTTGGGATAGAATTAGACAAGAAAGACAAAATTATATTTTTGACACTGATTGGACACAAACAGAAGATTCTCCTTTAACAGATGTAAAAAAAGAAGAATTCAGAGTTTATAGACAAGCTTTAAGAGATATGCCTACTACTTATTCAGAAGTTGAACCAAGAAATTTAAACTTTTACGAGGGAGATGTAATTAGAACAGAACAAGATGGTACAAAAACTGTAGTAATTGCTAAACCAAGCACAACATAGGATTTTAAATGGCAGCATACGAAGACACTAGATACGACTTTGATGGACAATACTTAGAAGGACTTGTATTAGTTGATACTGGTACAATTGTTCCTTGGCCAACAAATTCTGTTCCTTCGGGTTATTTAGATTGCAATGGTGCCGCAGTTTCGAGATCAACATATGCTGATCTTTTTGCAGTTATAGGAACAACATACGGATCAGGTAATGGTTCTACGACTTTTAATGTTCCTAATATAAAAGATAGAGTTTGTAGAAGAGCAAATTCAGTTAATAATAAAGGAGGAGCTAATACTGCTTCTTGTTCAATTTCTACTTCATCCAGAACTTTGTCACTTAATCAAATACCATCACACAGCCATAATGGTCCTCCAGGTAAAGGATCAGATGGTATCGGAAATGGAAATAATACTAGCACAATGGGTTATGCTGGAAACTGGGCATGGGGTAACCAGGGTGGTGGTGGCGCTCATTCTCATAATATTTCTGGAGGAAATGTTAGTACAGTACAACCTTATGTAGCAACATTTTTTATAATTAAAACATAATATGACTAAATACGTTTTACATATAGAAACTAAACAAATATACATTGATCAAGCGTCAAAAATTTTTGATAATTTATTAAACTGGCCTACTGATGGAATGCTAGCTTTTAATTGGGATACAGAAACAAATTCTGGAATTGCTGAATACTACGACAGAACTGTTGAGCATACTTCTTTACCTGAAGATATTAATTCTTTAATCACATTAGCTCAACAAGATTTCGATGAAACAAAAAGAATAGAAGCTTTACCATTTTATGAAAGACCAGGTTATGATTCTTGGGAAAGAGTAAAAGAGGAAAGAGATTCATGTCTTAAAGCAACTGATTTATGGTTAGTTCCTAAAGACAGACCAATTGTTAACAAACAGAGTTTAATTGATTTTAGAGCATTTCTTAGAGATATTCCTCAAACTTATGCTGACGTTACTCCAAAAAACATAAGATTTATAGGTGATGGTCCTAATTTAAGAATAGAAGTAAATGGATCTGTAGTTGCTTCTTTACCTGAAGAATTTATTTAAATTTAATTCTTGTACTAAGATCTTTGTAGTAATTACTAAACTGTCTACCTTTTAAATGTAAATGAGATTTCCATTTAGTTATTAAGTCTTTATCAGGATTAATTTTACAAACCATATCCCAATTATTTCTTTTGAAAGGAACACACAAAACTATTGGCTGTCCTCTTTTTAAAACATAACCCTCTCCAATTTTTAATTTATTCCAATTAATAATAAATGGAAAATTTATTTCATGCCATTTATCTGTATCTACAATAGCTTCAAAAGTATATATTTCATCATCGTAGTCATTTATTTTAGGATTTAAAAACATTGTAGAATATCCAGGGGGTGTTTTAATTAAAAATGGATTGTTAAACTTTAAAGCATGATGTGCTTTCCATTTATCAATAATAGGCATTGCCCAAACTTGTTGCCTAGCATGTGATGAAATAAAAGCTTCTCCCTCTACAGGAAAGTTAGGAGGATACTGATGTTGAAATATTACTTGTCCTTCACCATCATCTGCTTTCTCTATTAGAATATCACAAGGACTTACAATATAAAAACCATGTGTTAACATTTCTAAAACAGGAGGACATTTTTTTACAGTGGCTGTATCAGGTCCTCTATTAAAAGTTTTCATACTTTTATACCAATCCGGTATAAGTTTTTTAGCTGGAACAGGTTCTAAATAAAAGTCTTCTAATGGAGCATCTTTAAAACCAACACGGTCAGTCAGTAAATGAAACTCAATTTTTTTTGAAAACGGTTTTTTGAATATATTCTTTAAGTTTTGAAAAAACAAAATTCCTCCTATGTTCTGTATTTATGTATTTTTTAATATTAAGCTTATACTCTTTTTCAGTTAGTGGTGTCAATAGAAATAAAGGATCATGTTGTTTAATAATAATATGTTTTTTATCTTTTTTAATATTTATAAAAAAATTTAATTGATGCATATCTGTTCCCGCTAGTATACCTGGAACAATATCTATTTCAGGGAAATGCCAGTCAGGTGAATGAATCATAAACTGATCTTTTTTAATATCTATAAATAAACCAAAATTAACTATTAATGTTTTAAATACATTTGCATTTGGAGGTAAGTATGCATTAAATTTAGTTGAAGGATGTTCCAATACGATATCGTGATTAGTTTCAAAATTACCTACGTAAATAGCATTTTCAGTTATTTCTATGTCATAGGGAGAAGTAAATAATAAAGATTTTTTATGAAAATTTAAAAAACCACTACAAGTTTTTAAGGTTCGTTGAGATTCTAAGTTATATAATCTATTTGGAATACGTTTAAAATATGCAGGTAAATTTTGAGGAAAAGGGAGAATAAACTCTTTTAAAAATTCAGGGCTAATATCACGCGTTAAAATTGTAAGCACAGCTAATCCTTGTTTTATCTTGTTTATGCATTTCTACGCAATGTTTTAAATACCCTGGAAAAATTAAAAGATTTCCTTGTATAGGTAGAAATGAAATTTCGTGATAAGTCATTTGAACATTTTCATTAAACGGAGCTTTAAAAGCTATATCGTGTAACGGACTTTGAAAAAAAGTTTTTGCACTTTTATTATTTGACTTTAAAAAGTATATTGCAGATATATCATGTTCATAATGAGAATGATATTCTTGAAAGTTATTTTTATAATAAACATTAAACCATGCACCATTAGGTTTCATAGGACTTACGTATCCTATAAGAGTTTTGTAAATATCAACTTGTTGATAAACCCAAGTGTTTAAATTTTTAAATTCACTTACAGTATTAATATCTATATTATGTAATGTATTAAATGTATCTTTTGAAATCCAATTTGTTTTTAGGTTTTTATTTTTTATTTGAGAATTTTTTATAAATTTTTTTAAACTATTTAAAATAGTTTTATGTTTGGGATTATAGGACTCAGCTATTACAGTTGGTGATATAATATGTTGTTTCATTTATCAAAAGAATGGTCGTAAGTGTTATCTGGATAACCTATATTTAGGTTAAAAGACAAAATTGTTTTAAATAATTTTGATTTTATTTTAGGTGCTCTATGTATGATATAGCTAGGAAATATAATCAAATCTCCAGTCTTTACTTTAAATTTTTTTAATTGTTTGTTATCTAATGGATTTAAATATTCTGTACTGTATTCTATATCAGGTAGATCCACATAATATACCCCTGTAAAGTTTTCTCCGTGAATATGCCA